CCTGTTTCATAACCACCTTTAGAAAATTCTTTTGGAGTCTGAGCTGAGTCATATACAAGAACTCGACTATCTCCTGCAGATTTAAGAGCTAATCGAATTTCAAATAATACTTCAGAAGCCATTTCTTGTAATTGAAATAACTTGGCTGCAACAGATTTAATTAATGAAGTTCCAACAGTATTATCTCGAACTATGGAAAGAACAGGAAGTTCACAAGAATATGGATCATCAATATGTGAATATCGTTTTTCCATTAAGCCCCAGCTTAAAACAACATATGGTCCAAGCATGATTACATGTCTTGGCATTTCACCATCAATATGCTCCATCTTGTCACTCTTTCTTTCTTTGTAATCTGAATCTACTTTTTTGTAGAATTCTTGATCTTCTTTGTTTTTATTAACTTTAATAGATATCCTTTTACGAGATTTCCACATAGCATTAACAATGCGTAGTCGATGTACTTTATTGCTGGTTTCAAACCAACCATTATATTTATTAGAATTTCCCAGTTCTTGACTTTCGTAAGTTGTAGAATCTGTATCTGAAATAGCTGTAAAAGCTTCTTTGATTTTCTCTTTATCAGATCGGGTAAGTTCAGGGAAGGTATTATATATTTCGTTCTCTGTTAAATAGTAATTCTCAAAGAAGTAATCATGATTGTCTTGAACAACTTTGTAAGGATTGATATCATAATCACAATCTAATGGATGTACTTTTCTTATTGTGGTAAATCCAAATTCCTTATCAAAAACAACATGAGCTCTATCGGTTATGCCATAATCAACAAATAGCTGTTTGAATTTTTGTTTTTCTTTCCTAACATCTAAAAAGATATTTAATATAGAATCAGCAATTTCTTCAGCAGCAGGTTTAAAGTCTTTCTCAAAAAATTCCTCTATATTTTCCGGTAATTCCATATCCGGATTTTGAGTATCAGGAGTAAACCCTAAATTATCTTTTTGCTTTTCAGTAATTTCTCTCATTACTTCTTCAGCAAGCATTTTTAATTTTTCATCAAATTTTTTATTCTTTGACTTTTTATCTACAACATAAGCTTTTCTTCTTAAAGGTCTTTGGAGAAATTCACCAACAATTTGTTCTATCTTATTTTGAATAAGAGGATAAACAACATAAGGTATTCCTAAATAAGTACCATGAGGACATGTTATTCTTTTAGAAAGCTTCTGTTCATCATCACTTAATTCAGCATTATAAGCACGATATAATTTCAGCATTTCTTGTCGCTGGTCATTATAGTTATCAGTAATGGAGTATGTAGCGTAGCTTATGGCGTGGTCTATATGCCACTCTTTGGTTTTTAAATTTTCAGCAATGGTTTGATCTGGGAGAGATAAAAAGCTCATTTCTTAATATTTTTTATAAAAGTAGTTAATTTTCTTCAATTCGTCGATTATGTTCCTCAATGGTAAAAGCCATGATGTCACCAGAGTATTTATCAAGAACTTCTTCTCGTCGCTTAACAATCTCTTTTTTATTAGAAATTTTCATCTCATAATATTGCTCTCGTTCTTGTCCTTCAAGGTCATATTCAGGATCAAATGCTCTGACTTCATGTACTGAAAATGGATCATCATTTACCTTATCCCTATGAGCTTCACCGTAAGTAGTAAAAATCATTTCACCATTAACAAGGTCGTAATAACCCATGTCGTCAAAAAGACTGGAATCACTTGGAGATTCTTCAAGTCCTTCAGTAATATCGCCAAATAAATCTAATTTAGATACAAGCACCATGCCTAAAGCAGAACCTAAATCTGAATTACTTTCACCGTAATCAACCAGGTGTTCTAATATTTCAATAAACCAATAATTATTAAAGTTGAGGTTTACTTCTGCTTTTAATAATCTTAATGTTAGTTTCCATGTATGATGATTAGACATTCTAAAACCAAATTGATTTTTAGCTCTTGAATTGAATCCAGAGCCTTCAAGATCTGGTCGTGATTTTAAATGTTCTGTTCCACCAACGTCTTTAAAATAATTGATAATAGCAATTTTAGTATATTCAACTAACAGCTCAACATCATTATAAACGCAACCTCTAAAAGTTTGAGAATAAAAAGCATCATCACTATCTGCAGTACCTCTATCTAAAATATATCCAATAGGGATATCATGAGGCTTATTCATTGCATAGAAACAACGATAAAAAATAGTTGCTCCTTCAGAAGCCTGATCCCCTGGATCATCTTCATCATAACTATCACAACCAGCGATATCAGGATTATATGGTAATTTAGAATGGTCAATTGGATCTAATATTTTGTGGTATGTTCCTAAATCTTCATCTTCTATAAATACAACTTTAGAACCTCTCGAAAAATGAATTTTGTCAATCTCTTTTAAATTCCTTGCAATAGCAACAAGCTTTAATGTTTGAGGATCTTTAGTGCTCCATTCAAATCTTCCAAGCTTTCTTTGAAAAGGACAGTTTTCTTGGTTTCGCATTTGAGCATTAAGCTTTTTACGATTTAATAAACCACCTGAATTTTTAATAAAGATATCAGATTCTTTAAGCGGATAAGATTGAATGTGTTTAATAAATCCTTCGCTACCCTCTTTCTCATGACGTTCTTTCATGATGTAATCATAAGCAGCGTTAGAATTAGTTCTTCCTGTTTTGAAATCAAAGAATGTAATTACCTTTCCAGTTTTCTTATCAGGAATACCATCACCAGGATAATAGTCAGTTGCAGAAACAAATATTTTTTTAAGATTATAAACATCCATTTTAGAATACCACATTTCTTTATAACCTTTAGAGCCTTTCTCAATTTCACCACCAGTACCATATACGATAGGAGTTCCGAACTGAATCATACCCTCTTTAAAGCAAGGCTCGGTTGATTTGAATGCAGCGATAATATCTTCAAATAGTCCAGCTTCCTCAAAGATTACTAAACTTAACGATTTACCTTCAAATCCTGTAGGCTTGGCGTACATTGTTTTCATGTACATTTGAGATTTTAATCCTTTCTCAACTTTCTGTTTATTAATATAATCAGTATATCCAAGCTTAACAACCTCTTGGTTTTTAGTAATTATTCCTGAACGATATTCAGGTCTAATATTTTCAAGTAAGCTTTTTACTTTATCATAAAAATCTTGTGCCTTATCATCTTGACCTGCAGCTACGCCAATTTCATTTTCTTGATGGAATAATAAT